CCGCCTTTGGCCTTGTACTTCTCAACGAACGCCGCGGCGGCAGCGTGAGCCTCCTCGATGGTCGCGAACGTGTCTGACGGCATGTCGCTGAATTCTGAGATGAAGGGACTGTAGCGGACATCGTCTGGCGGGGCGTTCCAGACTTTAAGGCGGTAGGCCATGTCCATCCTCCAAATAAGGGCAGCGTGCCGTGCGCCACTTCGGCTATGCGTTCTTTCCGCAATGCGCTTCTAAGTGATGCTTCCTGCAAAGCCAACGAACGACGAGTGGCTTCGAGTAGTCATCGTGGTGCCCTTCGCTGGTTCTGGTACCGCACACTTCGCAGGGCTTGCGGACTAGTTTACCCCTGCGCAACGCGCTGGTTAGCATAAGGTGAGCAACATGCCGTTCGGGGTTGTTCGTTCGATACCGACGTTGCGCTGGGTATTTCATCGACCCGCCGCGCCAGTTGTTGTTCTTCGAGCCCTTCTGATCCCTGTGCTTGGAAGCTAGCGCGGCGGCGCAAGCCAAAGAGCAGCATCGTCCTTTGCCACGCTTCGCCTCACTGACTACGCGCATAAAGGCTTTGCCGCATGAGCCGCAGGTAGCGGGCTCGCACGTTCTGCTCTGTGATCTAAAGGCCTTCAGCATCGCTCGTCAAACTCCACGCCGCCGCCGCATCCGCAGCGGTAGCACAACAGCCGAACACAGACAACCGCGCAATGAAGATCGTCCCCGCCAAAGGCCCATGGAAGTGGCTCCTCAACTCATTCGGCGGAGCCGCAATCACGATGCCCTGGCGCACCATCTACGTCCTGGAGCCCTACCTGCACCACGAAGGCCTGCTCGCCCATGAGCGCGTGCACATCGAGCAGATCAAGCGCGATGGGCCGGCGCTCTTTGCAGTCCGCTATCTCTGGTGGCTCGCCACACGAGGCTATCGGGCAAATCCCTACGAGCGGGAAGCCTACAGCCGGGCGCCGCTCGAATAGACGATCTAACCATCAAAAGTAGACGGAAAGTAGATGGCAAAGGGAACCAAGACAGGCGGTCGCCGGAAGGGCGCCAAGAACAAGACAACCTTGGAGCGCGAAGCAGGCATCGCTGAGATCACAGCCAAGGCGGCGGCCGAAGGCATCATGCCCCTTGAAGTCATGCTCGGCGCGATGCGCGATGCGTGGGAGGCGTCCGACAAGGATGCCGCCGCAAGGTTCGCCAAGGACGCCGCGCCCTACGTCCATCCCCGCCTGGCCGCCGTCGAGCACACCGGCAAGGACGGCAAGGACCTGATCCCTGAGCACCCAGCGAAAGACGTGGCTCGCGCCATCATGGACGTGCTCAAGGAAGCGCGAAGCCAACCTGAATGAACACGACGATCGCTGCGGACTTGGAGGCCATCGAGCGCCTCTACAACGCGCTGCCGCCGGCCAAGAAGCGAGAACTGGTCGAGAAACCCGAGATTAAATACCGCCTTGGCGCAGCCTGCGATCTGACGGAGCGCCAGGTCGAGGCGGACCGCCTGCTTGAATCCGCCTCCACCCATTGCATGCTGTTCGGTGGGTCGCGGTCGGGCAAGACCTTCCTCATCGTTCGCAAGATCGTCAAGCGTGCCTTGGAGCATCAGAGTCGGCATGCGGTGCTTCGCTTCCGCTTCAACCATCTGAAGTCGTCGATCATTCACGACACGCTGCCCAAGGTGATGGAACTCTGCTTCCCCGGCGCTGCCAAGGAAAGTCGCCTCGACAAGAGCGACTGGTTCTACACGCTGCCGAACGGCTCTGAGATCTGGTTCGGCGGCCTCGACGAAAAGGAGCGCACGGAGAAGATCCTCGGCAGTGAGTACGCATCGATCTTCCTGAACGAGTGCTCGCAGATCCCGCTGTCGTCCAGGGACATCGCCGTTACCCGCCTGGCGCAGAAGACGCCGCTCACGCGCAAAATGTTCTACGATTGCAACCCGCCGTCAAGGCGGCATTGGACGCATCTCTACTTCATCGACAAGATCGACCCGGCGCGGCATCAGCCGCTCTCCGAGCCGGCCAACTACGTGGCGCTTCAGGTCAACCCGGAGCACAACAAGGCAAACCTGCCTGCCGACTACCTGCAGGATCTGGAGAACCTCGACGAGCGCAAGCGGCAGCGCTTCCTGCTGGGCATCTTTGCCGACGATGACGAGACGGCGCTCTGGACGCCGGAGATGCTGGACAACGGGCGCCTGATCGACAGCGATCCGCCTGAGATGCAGAGGGTCATGGTTGCCGTCGATCCCTCGGGATGCTCCGGCCCGGAAGACCTTCGCAGCGATGAAGTCGGCATCGTCGTGGCTGGCCTCGGGGTGGACGGCAGGGCCTACGTGCTGGAGGACCTCTCCGGTCGGTTCGGTCCTGACAAGTGGAAGACCATCGTCGCATCCGCATATGACCGATGGAAGGCGGATGCCGTGATTGCCGAGGTGAATTACGGCGGCGCCATGGTGCGCGAGGTGATCCGCACCGCCACGGCCGACGATGGGTATCCGATCCACTTCCGCGAGGTCACCGCCTCGCGTGGCAAGGTGGTCCGAGCAGAGCCGATCGCGGCACTGTTTTCGCAAGGCAAGGTCTCTCTCGTCGGGCGCTTCACGGAATTGGAGTACCAACTCTGCGCCATGACGACTGCCGGCTGGCGGGGCGACCGCTCGCCGGATAGGGCCGACGCCATGATCTGGGGTCTGACCGCAATCTTTCCCGCCGTTGCAAGCGAGGCGCGGATGAAGAAGCGGACGACGCCACCCAAGGTCATCCTCGCCTACGCGAACGCGAAGAAGCACTATGGCATCCGACGCTGACAACGACAAGTCGCACCCGCCGGGATACGAGCCGCCGAACCGATCGCCCCGCGCGCTTCCGCAGCCGCCTGTAGAGTGGGCGCCCGAAGTCATCCCGCGTGACGCGCGCGCCGACTTCTTCGAGCGGCGAGGCGGAATGTCCGAATGGCGTCGTCGCAACGGGCGCCGGCCATCGGAAGACACGCCGCGCGTGATCCTCGCGTACCCGAAATCGAAACAGCACTACGGAAGGACATGAACCATGGCCGGATTGTTTGGCGGGTCCAAGATGCCGCCCCCACCCAAGGCTGTGCGTCAGCCGGTTGAGAGCGACCCCGACGTGCTGGCCGCAGCTCGGCGTTCCCGTGAGGGCGCGCTCCGCCGCACCGGCCGGCTCTCGACCATGCTGACCGAAGGCACTCAGGGAGTGGGCGGCATCGGCGAGCTGATCGGCTCCTCGGGCGAACGCCTGGGCGCGTAACCGCAACACAGCAGAAGGAACATACCATGGGCGGTCTCTTTGGTGGTGGTGGCAGCAAGAACAAGGGCAGCCGGACCACCACTCCTGCCGAAACCACAAATACGACTCCCGCAACGGGCGTCGCGACTGCAGCGTCCGCGCCGATCCCCCCGGAGTCGACGGGCCCGACGACGCTCGCGGTGGACAGCACCTCCGCAGCCACCGGGCGCCGCCGTCCCGCCTTCCTCGTCACGCCGACCATGCTCGACGACGGCGACAGCATGACCGGCCGGCGTGAAACCTTCGGGTAACGATACATGGACTCCCGAGCCAGGGAGGTCCTGCGCATAGGCGACCGGATGTTCTCCGACAAGGGGAGCGTCCATAGCCTGTGGCAGGAGATCGCCCTCAACTTCTACCCGAAACGTGCAAACTTCACGACCCAGCGCGACGACGGGGAGGAGTATTCCGACCATCTGTTCACAAGCTACCCGTCCATGGCGCGGCGGGAGCTCGGCAACATGCTGGACGAGTACCTGTTCCCCGACAAGTTCTTCTCCATCCATGTGGATGACGAGGACCTTGACGAGGGCGATCAGGAGCGCGCGTTCCTGGAGCGGTTGACGGAAATCCAGTGGCGGGCCATGATCGATCCAGTCGCTCATCTCATCACGGCGCGCGGCCAGACCAACCACGATTTTGTCACCTTCGGCAACGGCGTTCTCAGGGTCTCGCTCAACGGCGCTGGCGACGCGCTCCTGTTCCGCAACTATCATCTGAGGGACAACGCCTGGGGTGAGAACGCCGAAGGCAAGATCGACCACAACCATCGCAACTGGAACCCGACGGCCTGGCAGCTTGAGCAGCACTTCCCCAAGACCGTCTCGACGGAGGTGCGGAAGGCCCGCGAGAAGGACCCATACAAGACCTTCGAGTGCCGGCACGTCGTCATGCCGTCGCGGCTTTACGACCACAAGACCAAGAGCGGCAAACGTTTCCCGTTCATCTCGCTCTACGTCGAGCGCGAAAGCGAGACAGTGCTGGAGGAGGTGGGCATGACCCACTTCCAG